GGTATATTCAAAATCATCGATCGCAGTCAATAGTTGCATCTGATTATCAAGCAGATACATGTCACTGTATCGTTTGGTATAATGATGTGCTTTTTGAATGCGATAGTCGGGCATACCATTCTCTAGTGTGCCCGACTCAACGTAACGATATGGAAAACGTTCAAGAAGAACTTTCATGCTTCTACTGCTTCAAGGTCAATTGCAATTTGCTCAATCAGAATATCATAGTCGTCAAGAGCATCACCAGAAAAAACAACTCCGTTGTTTTCATAATAACGACGCACCTTTTTGAGAAGTTTCGGATTCTTCACATCAAGGAAAAAGTCACCATTCACAGCACCACGAAGGGTTTGAATGTCTTTCTTGAACTTGCTAGTCAGTGTCATTGTCTCGTTTGTTGACCTTCTAATTATAGAGGTTTGACGGTAATCCGTCAAGTGCAGGTTGTGAGGATCGAACTCACCTTAGGCAAATTATGAGTTTGCTGCATTCACCAGATTGCTAAACCTGCTGGTAGGACTGCTGGGATTTGAACCCAGGTCACACCGTTATAAGCAGTGGGCCTTAACCATTAGGCGACAGTCCCTCAAGAACCTTCTTCGTGGTCTGTATACATGCGTATGAGTTCATCATCCGCAGGCATCATTATAGCAGTATTATCTCCGTTTGTCACTCCAATATGTTCTCCCTTCTCAACTCTGTCCATCAGTTCTTCCCAGTTCTTTTGCCAATATTCCACAGAGAAAATTTCCATAGTTGTGATATTTATAAGTCGGGGTGACAGGATTTGAACCTGCGGCGTCTCGCTCCCAAAGCGAGTGCTCTACCAAACTGAGCTACACCCCGTGATGGTAGTTCCTATCGCCGCTAACCCTGAACTACCAAGGAGGTCACCGCAGCCTATACTCGACCCACTAGTGATAATACACCATGTGAGTAGAAGGCAAGTAATATGCCACCGAGTATGGCACTTATAATTGTAGCAGTTTTATTGTGTTTGTCAATTGCTTTATCGATCATTTCCTGGCACTGCTTTTCAGTTATGTAGTGCTCAGGTTTGATCTCATCCATCCTGTGTGACATTTGGTAGGTTACTCATAGGATCCGGTAACCCACTTACTATAGCACAAGCTCTCTTATAAAAGAAGTTTTCTGTTGTGCCGTTTTCCTCAAATTTCTCCTTAATGATTTGCCAGTTTTGTAACTCGTCGGGATGCATGATGGTAGAAAGATTGTCTACACAGTATCTAGTGTATCAGACTGTTACAAAAACATTAAATATTAGGAAATTATAACGGAAGAGGTGGGATTTGAACCCACGGAGGACTTGCATCCTCGCTGGTTTTCAAGACCAGTGCCATAAACCACTCGACCACTCTTCCAATTAACGGACTTCAAAGTCCAATCGTTTGACTTTACGTCTACGTCTCTCCTCTTGATAGAGTAGTTCTGATCTAGAGAAGTGACTATCAATCTTATTCTCTAAGTTATTGGATACCATTACGACTTTATCCAAGTCAACAGCACCAACTTTGTTGTCCACAACTCTCACTTGGTTGGGACAACCACAGAATTGTACCTTACTAGTGGATGTCAATTCTTTTCCACATTCTTTGCATCTTACAGTAATCATTGGTCATAGTCCTACTTTGGGGAATGCTTGATGACGGGATCGAACCGCCGACCTACTCCGTGTAAAGGAGCCACTCTACCTCTGAGTTAATCAAGCATACTCCCCAGGTAGGATTTGAACCTACGACCAGACGATTAACAGTCGTCGGCTCTGCCGCTGAGCTACTGAGGAATAGTGTCCCGAAGGACAAGCGAGTGACGGGGATCGAACCCGTGACAAGAGCTTGGAAGGCTCGCATGTTACCGCTACACCACACTCGCAAGGCAGGTCATCCAGGACTCGAACCTGGGACATCCGCTTAGAAGGCGGAGGTTATATCCACTTAACTAATGACCCAAAATAATTAGTCTTTTTCGATTTCGTCGTTTAAGAAATCAACAAAGTCATTATAGTCTTCTTCTTTAATTTCGTCAAGTGTCACAATTTCAATGTCCTCATCTTCAATATTGAACCACTCTTTATACTCTTCTATGATTGCCAATCTATCTAAAATGCCATCCACATCATCTGTTGACTCAATCACTTCCTCTGCCCATTCTCTGATATGATTTACAATTTCAACTGTTTCCATAGTAGTCTTTTCGGAAGTATCTGCTGAGGATGTTGCTATTGTAGTAGAGGGGTCCGCCGGTGTCAAGGGACTCGGTGAGGACTCCGTTGATGAAGAGTTGTCTTGTTTCTTCAAAGTTTGTCTTGCCAGATGTTTTATGTAAACTAAGGATGTGGCGACTAAAATTTTGTCTCCCCAATCTATCAATGTCTTCTTTAAGTTCTGGACAAGACCCATAGTACTTCTTCCAATCAGATTCTTTTTTTACTTTGCGTTTTTTACCGGGAGGTTTTCTGAATGACCAGAAGTATTTCCTACCGATGTACTTGCGACCGTTTGTGAGATTTGTAATGAGATAGACAAAACCGAAGTTATCGTCAATATTCTCAGATAAAAAAGGGGTTCCTTTAAAATACCAGGGGTTTTCATAGTCTATATTCATCAATAGCGTCTAGCACCATATTGACGTATTTATGTGCTAAACCTCTGGCTTCTTCACCGTACTTATTTTCTTCCCAGTAGAGTTCATTTTTAATTTTCTCTACTCTTGTTCTAATCTCTGCAACAGTGATTTGATTACGTGGCATATAGGGGGATGCTACTCCCCCTATGTATAGCAAATATCAGAGTTGGAAACCACTGAATGTGTCCTTTTTCACATCTTGCTTGATACCACCAACCACATAAGATTCTACCTCAGTCTCCTGTGGTGCTACCTGAAGACCCTTAGAGGAGATCCAGTGCTGTGTCCAAGGCAAGGGGTTGTTCTTAGCAGCAATATCATACTGCGGTCTCAAACCAATTGCTTTAAGACGACGATTAGCAATCCACTCAACATACTGCTGAAGAAGTTTGTCGTTCAGACCAATCATACTGCCATCTTTAAAGAGATAGTCTGCCCATCTCTTCTCTTCGTTGACAGCACGGTCAAATGCTCTGTAGGTCCACTCTTCTTCTTCCTTCATGATTTGCTTCATTTCAGGATCATCACCCTGTGCCCACTTGTTCAGAATATTCTGAGTGATTGCTAGGTGTTGATTTTCGTCTCTTGCGATGAGGCTAATGATTTTAGCTGATCCTTCCATAAGCTTAAGTTCACCAAAGGCGAAACTACAAGCAAAACTAACGTAGAACCGAATACCTTCAAGAATGTT